GCTAAAAGTGTAAAAGCTGTAAAAAAAACAACTAATACCAAAAGTAAAAAAACTGTTAAAAAACACCATAGTGTTGTTGCTAAACATAAGCCAACCAAGACTGGTGGTTCATCTTTAATTCGGTGGGATTATCCCGAGCTAGGGCTTTATGGTTGGCAGAGCATCGCACTCTATGCAATGTCAGGTGCGTTCATAACGATCCTTGAAAATCCGGGTAAGAGATTTATTCGCACGCCATCTCTATAGACTTCGTCCTTGCCGGACTGGTCTGGAGACGAGGCAATTCAAAGCTGTTACAGAAGGCGAGATTCAACCCATGTTGAAACTTGACTATTATGGCCAGAACGATGGAACCACGGTTCCAAACGTCACCCTCACAGGTGACCCCGGTTCTGACCAGCTCACGTTGACCAATGCAGGTTACTTGGGTGGAAAGATCATGGCGGTCGTAGGCACTTACTCCGACGGCTCTGCTCTTATCGCTCCCTGCGATGGCAACACCATGAATCCCTATGGGACACTCATCAATGGCCCCGGTGAATTTGCCGGCGCTATCGGTCCCTCTGGATCCAAGAAGGCCCCTGTCGTCCGTTCCATGTGGAAGGGTTCGGTCGACAATCAGGCTTATGACACAACCAAGCAGTACGTGGTCGGTACTCCGCTGTATGCGGGTACTGGCGGCGCGGTTGGACTCTACACCAATGCAACACCTGGTGGAATTGCGAAGATCGTTGGAATTGTCACAGCAGTCCCAACTCAGCAGAACTCCTTCCTGCTGGGCATCGGATCACTGATCTAACCCAACGCTGCTCTTAAAGAGAGAAATCGGAGAAATTCAAATGGCTACTCTTTCGAGAACTCAGCAGCAGACAGCGCAGTTGGGTCAGTTGCTGAAAACCGCAGGCGGACGTCAGAAGCTCGCAGCTTCTCTCGGACCCTCCCTGAGACGCCGCCGTGACTATATGTCGATTGCCCGCAAGGCACTCATGGTGGAAACCCTTCCGGATGGCGCACTTCCCATCTACGACAAGGAATTTGACGCGACTGGTAAGTCGTTCGTCGAGGCCTTTGTGGTTGGTGAAGAAGGCGGCGATATTGTCCGGGTAACCAAGCCCATTCGTGTGACGGTTCCGACGTTCGAAATCGTTGCCAATCCCATGATCCCGATCACCCAGATCAAGGAACGTCGCTTCGACCTCGTTGCCCGTTCTCTCAATCTGGCTAAGGCAGAAGTGGGCGCGACTGAGGACGGCTATGTGTTTGGCCTGTTCGACGCCGTCGCAACCGCAGCCACAGCGGCGACCCTCGTTGCCGGTACTGGCTCGACGGACTACGTTTTCAACGAAGACCTCAATATCTTCGTGGCGACGTCCGGCATCACCACTCCTCCCGTTGCTTGGGCAAGCGGGACCTTCGCTGTTGGTGCTTACACGACGGGTTCCGATGGAAACCTTTATGTTTGCATCAAGACAGCAACCACACAGAACCCGGTAGTGGGCGGCAGCGGTTATGCAGCTGGCTACTGGCTGTTTGTCGGCACCGACACCTTCGCTGTCAAGGGAATTGACGTGGATTCGATGGCTGATGCATTTGGCCAGGTTCAGCGCCATGACCTTTCGGTGGCCTATGTGTTCTTCAACCCGCGCGACTATGTCGACCTGTTGAAGTGGACCGATGCGAACATCGACCGTGAGACGCAGCGCAAGCTGTTGAAGACGGGCGTGATGGGATACCTCTGGGGCGCCACTCTGCTCCAGTCTCGTAAGATCAACTATGGTGAAGTGTATGTTCTGGCCGATGCCGAGTTCCTTGGCGTCATCCCCGAACGTATTCCGCTCACGGTCATGTCAGCCGACCGTCCGGACCTCCGCCAGATCGGCTTTTCGATCTTCGAGAATTTGGGATTTTTGGTATTTAACCCGAGCGGAGTCCAGCGCATCAACGTAGTACGTGGAACCGGCAACGTTTAACCTGACCCTCACAGTTAGACCAACAAACAACACCCTCTCAAAAGGAGGGTGTTGTGCTGTAAGAGAGTATTAAACCTTTTGAGGAGATTGAATATGGCTCAGAAATCCTACTTGGCAAAGAGACAGATCTATTTTTCAATTGGAGCAACTTATGTTCGCCCTGGTGACATCCTAACCTACGAAGAGAGTGTGTCAAGAATGACCATCTTCCGTGGTGGAGTCCTGGTCGGCTCAGTTCGTCAGACAGCGACCGGAATCAAGAGTCTCCTAGCACAGAAAGTTCCTCTTATCGAAGAGATCAAGCCAACTCCGGTTGTGGTGAAGGAAGAACCCAAGGTTGATCCCGCTGAAAGACACGAGGCAGAGTTGGCGGACGCACAACAGGACCCAGTTGTTCCTCCTGTAGAGAAGCCGATTGTCCTGGCTGATCTGACCAAGGCCAAGATTGCGGCTCATGCCAAGACCTTCGGTCTGGACATCGACCCTGAAGCCTACAACAAGATTGACC